GAGAATCTTTGTCCATTATAAGGGTTATTTGATATTTTGAATGTACACTTAGATATAGTGTATTTCCTGTTCTCTACATCTATTTTTTCGCTTATAACAGGGTTATCTAACAATAATGGTGAGAAATACATACCATCATCCCATAAACCTTGCCCTTGTTGTAAATATGGTAGTCCAGTTGAATCATCATCACTTCTTTGTACTGTAATATCATGTGTAGATAAAAATATAGAATTTTCATCAAGGTGAGCTGTGCCTGATTCTCTTTCAATAATTAATAAAGGAATTAATTGTATATTCTTACTCTGTATGTCTTGTTTAAATATTGCTGGTAATTTCATCTATCCAATTCCAAAATCAGTTCCTCTACGAACTGCTTCTCTAATATTATCTGCTAATTCACCTTCAACAAAATCTGATGTTAATACATTCCCTGATACATTTACTACTACTGAAGCACCTCCACCTTGAACACCATCTATATTTGGTCCTTCAAGTGGAGTAATAGATACTTGCTCTGCTCCTGCTTCACCTGCTAGAATCATAGTTGGTTGATCCACAACTTCATTCATTCCATATTGTGCAGCAGTTATTTCTTTTATCTGTGCTGCTCCTGCTAAACCTGCTGCTGTTCCTGCTGCTGCTCCTAAAGCTGGTCCTACAACAGGAATACCAGCCATAGCTTTGTAAGCAGCCATTACAGCTTGTGCAGTATTAATAGTTGTTTCTGTTATTGCAGCAGCCTTAAATATTCCTGAAAATTCTTTCTGACCTTTAGTTGCAGATTGTAAGTTTTGCAGAAACTGCATACCTTCTTTTTTCCTAGTTTTGGTCAATGCTTCTGATAAATCTTTTTGTTTTTTTTGTTCATCTGTAACAATACCCAACGATTCAGCTAGTTTTTCATTGTTTCCTATCCATTCAGCTAATAATTCTTGCTCAAGATTATAAGAATCATGCTTTTTTGTCATCATATCTGCAAATTCTTCTTGAGTGTCTACTATTGCTTCTTGTTTCTTTCTAATTTCCTCTGCTTTTTCTGCTTCTTTTTTAGCTATTTTATCTGCTTTTTCTTTTTCTTCATTAGCTCGTTTCTGCTCATCTGTAACTAAACCTAATGATGCTGCTAATAAAGGATTTTGCTCCACTAAAATAGCTATCATATCTTGTTCTTGCTGATATTTTTCTAATTTTTTATCTTGTATTTTTTGAAATTCTTCAAAATCTTTAAATAAATCTCCAGTATCGCCTGGATCTGGAGGGTCTACAGGAGGTGGTGTATTATTTCTTATATCTGATATGTTTTGCTCTATTTGTTCTCTTTTTACTGTTGCTTCAAAGATTTTAATAATTAATTTTCTTTGTGCATCAAGCTTATCCACTTGTTTTTGTTCTTCTGATGTTAAAGTTGTGTTTCCATCAGTTAAATCAGAGGCTTTTAATATTTGTTGATCAAGAACCTTGCTTATTTTTTCTGATGTAACAAATTGAAGATCATAAGCATCTACAATACTTCTCCCATGCTTATCTACTGTTTTTAAAAACCCCATTTGATCTAATTGAGAATCAGATAATACTGCACTAAATGTCAGATAATGCTGTTGCATCCCCTGTATTAAGTTAGATGTTAATTCTAGAGTTCCCTGAATTTCTTCTGTAAAATTTTGCATTTTAACAGCATCTGTTAGCTTTTTCAGTTTTTCAGATTCAACTCCAAGCTGTCGTAATTGTCTTAAAGCAGTTTCCATCTCTGTTTCTTTTAATTCTAGGAAAAATTCTGACCATCCTTCAGCAGCTTTTTTAATAGATTTACTAAATGCTATTGTTGCAGGTTCTAATAACCCACCCATAGCTTCAGCAGTATCTCCAACAGCATTTTTCATTTGTGATATAGAACCTGTCATAGTATCTGCTTGTGCTGATGCTTGTCCACCAAACAAGGCTGCAACATTACCTGTAAGATTCTCTAATCTTTCAGTAGATCCAACTGCACCTTCAACTTGTATTCCATACCTTGACAATGCATTAGTAGAAGAACCAAATGATTTAGATACTAAATCGGCAGCAGCAGTTAAGTCCATACCTTTAGCAGCAGCTAAATCAAGTGTAGTTTTTGTTAATTCTTTAATTTGTTCTTCATCTTTAGTAAATGCACCAATCAATGCTTGAACACCTATAATAGCTTCATCACCAAATGCTGTTGTCTGTTGCAAAGCAGATGCTTGTGTCAATAATGCTTTAGATGTGAATCCTAGTGCTGCTGATAATTTTTTCTCTGCTAATTCTTGTTGTCCATAAGCAGATATTAATTTACCTATAGATGCAGCAGTTCCACCTAATGCAAATGAAACAAGTAACATATTGTTTCTTAAAGCACCTATTGATCTTCTCAAACCAGCAGTAGTTATTCTCATTTTATCTGCTTGTTTATCAGTTTTCTTAAAATCTTTTTGTACTCGTTTAAGTGCAGCTTCTAACTTGGTAGTTTTAGCTTGTAACTCTAATACTATTTGATTCTTATCAGCCATTTATCCTTCTTTCAATTTTTTATCTCTTAAAATCATAGCACTCTTAATAGTATAATACTTGTTTATCCACAAACTAGGTGTATCTTGGTATGATCCAGAATATGGAGGTGTATTAGTATCTTTACAATAAACATATTTTGCTATGTCTTTCTGACACCTAGTGTCTAATATTCTGTTATAGCATACAAAAAAAGGTAATTGCTCGTATATATTGTTTAATACATCAAGCGAATTACCTGCTTTTGAAACAGACTCGGATTCTTCTTTAAGTTTCCAAATATAATCCCATAATTCATCATCATTAGAGATGGTAACCATAGGCTCATCTGACTTTATTAATATATTCTGAAACTCATAAGGGTACTTATGATAACTGCACCCCTCACAACTACTGTCTAATAAGACATTTAATCCTAGTTGGAGGGATCTTCTTCCCCCATGAATTGAGTAGATTGAACTATATCAAATAATTCTTCTCTTTCAACTTCAGATAACTGCTTTAATACTGAATCTGGAGGAGCAACTCCATTAGGCTTCCATCCCTCAAAATCACCACCACCTAATCCAGCTCTAATCCAAGCTGTTCTTGCAACATTAAGATTTTCCACAACAGAAGAACCATCTCTGTGATACCTCATTTTGATGATGTCTTTCAACTCATCAATCTTATCTACAGATAATTCTCTAATCTTAACTTTCCTTCCAGATTTTAACTTCTTATCAATCATGTTCCAATACTCCTTTTATTTACATAGCTCCTAGTGCAGTACCACTAAATAAAGATATTTTTAATGCTTCAGTAGAACTATTTTGAACACACTCAAAAGGTATTGTCCAGAATATTCCATTTTCACTAATATCTTGTGTAGGATCACCAGTATATTGAACTTGTGCAAGTATGTTCATTTCAGATTCACTACTTACTGTTCCATCACCAAACTTTAAAGCTAATCCACAAGTTTGACCATCAATAAAACTTTGAACAACATTTGCACCATCAGCCAAACTGAACTCACCATCATACTTCAATGTAATATCACCTGTTACTGTGTATTCTGGGAAAGCATATGCTTCTGCACCACCTTTACTGTCAGATCCAACTCTATTAACACCATTTGCAATATTTAAGTTAAATGATTTTATTATCATATCTTGGTTAGCACCATCAACTTCAAGTTGCTTTGTACTTAAAGAACCCATGTTAATAAATACACCTGCATCTGGTTCAACCCAAGTACCTGTAAAGTTTACTTCCTCTAACCATCCTGTTCCTGATGAAGCATACTGGTTTGAAAATCCACTAAAATAATTACCACTCATATTTAGATTTCCACCATTAGTAGTCAAATCACCTGAAATTGTAAGATCAGATACAGTACATCCTGGTATTGCTAACCCTTGTGAAGCTGCTGGTCTATATGCTAGATTAACAGTATGAGGGATATGACCTGATATAGTTCCACCGATTGATGTACTATTATTTGTGCCATCCACTTCTACTGTATACACATCTGAACCATCTGCATTATATGTATTTGTTACCATAGCTAAATGTTGCAATAACAATTCTGGTGTAGCAACCATATCAAATGGACAAGTTACTGTTCCATTTTTATCGGTTATAATTGTATCTGCTGCATTTTTTACAGTTCCTCTACCTGATAATAATCTTGATTCCCTAGTAATATTAAATGTTGGTTTTGTAGGCTGTACTATAGGAAGCTGTCTATATGCTAAAGCATCTGTTTTATCAGTATCTGCTAATGTACCGAATGTTTCTTCTGCTAATATACCTAATTTAACATCACTAATAGGAGTTACTGTTGTACTTATAGCCATAATCTAATCTCCTTTTTTAGCTTTTTTTGTTTTTTTATTTACTTTGTTTACTATTCCCATAGCTAACATCTTATCAGCTACTTCATCATCAACTTCAACACTATCTCCATTTTTTAACTGACCAAACTCTGCTCCAGAGCAAGGTACATTCATAGCATTGAAATTACTAATTTTTTCTAACTTTGCTTTTATCTTCATAACACTCCTTATGCTGTATTACCTAAATGAGAACAATTAAACTCCCATTGTACTGTGTATGGATCTTCTGGCTCTCCCACATCTAATGTGCAAGTATCCATTCTACAATCAAATAATGTAGTGGAATCTGCTAGTGTCAATGTAATATTATCATGCATTAATGCTTCAGTTCTTGAAACAAACCTTAATATATGATCATATTCTTTAGATCCTATTTCTTTACTATCAAAATAAAAAAATATATTTATTGTGAATTGCCTTTGCTCTCCACCTGCATATAACTCTACTAATTCTGAAGATACTGGCTCTAGCCTAAAATATTGAGTTCCTGGACTATCATCTGCTCTACCTACAAAAACAGGTGCAGAACCACCAAATTCGCTTCGTAAAGTAGATTGTACCTTATCTAATATATTCTTCCAATTATTTGTAAAAGTAACAGGCATCTATCTCCTAGTC